GATGCAGATTATGTCAGTAAAGGGAGAGGAGGGCGCACTATGTACCTACCTAACAAAGAAGGAGGACTGGGGAAGCGACACTTGGTCAGAGTATCCCCTACCACTTGAGGACAGGTTCAGAGTAGAGCCTATAAAGAAGGATGAGGAAACTTGCGATAGGATTCTATTGGCGGTAGAGAAGGCAGCACCCGAAAGAGATTTGTATATTGAACTACTTAACAATGCTACTACTATGGATGAGATTGAGTACTTTTATTATCAGATGAAGCACAACAAGTGCAGAGACATAAAGTCTTGCTCAAACCTTGAGAAGGCAAACATCATCAGAGTAAACGATAGATTTTATTACAAAGTAAACTAACATAAACCCCACCCAACAAATAGCTACAATGCACTACCTCTGTGACACGTAGTATCATTGGGTTGGGGTTTTTTAAAAACTAACCAACTATGAAAAAAGCTAAACTTTACGCTCGTGTCAGCACAGATAAGCAAGAAAGCAGCGTTGACCAACAAATAAAAGAACTGCAAGACTTCTGGGCAAGGTTAAATCTTGATGGCTATGAAGTAGAATATCTTATTGATGAAAATGTTTCGGGAGGAACTGAGTTATTTGATAGACCACAAGGCTCAAAATTAAAGGACTTAGAAGCCGATAGTATCGTTATTGCATATAAAAAGGAGCGTTTGTTCCGCAATACAATAAACGCCTTGCAAATCGTTTATAAATGGCTTGACGATGGAGTTACTGTTTACTTTATTGAAAATGGAGTAGAGCCGCTAAATTTAAGTAATCCAAATTCTAAGTTTATATTTACTATTCTTTGTGCTAAAGATGAACTTGAAAAGGATACAACCGCTTTAAGGACTAAACTTAATATGAAGTTCCGCAAAGAAAATGGGCGGACATACTCAGCAGAAGTGTTTGGATATGATAACGTAGGTGAGAGGGGCAGCAATGGAAAGATTATTGATGGTAAACTTATACCTAACGAGGGAGAGCAGTTTGTGATAAAACAAATTTTAAGATGGCACAATGGTGGCTTATCTCTTAACGGAATTGCAAGGCATCTAAACGATACTAACATACCCAGCAAGAAGGGTGGGAGATGGTCGGCAAAGACGGTTAGGGATATTATTAAAAATACACTAAACGTAGAAACAATTTAAATAAAAAGATATATTTGCAATTTAATTTAAATAATATGAAAACAAAAGTAAAACTATCTTTAATGCTTTGGGCGGTAGCAGCCTTATTCCTTTCTTGTTGGTCAGTTAAATTCGCTATGACTGGCATCTATTATGGCAATTCCGAGTTCGTAACCTTTACCATTTCACTATGCGCCTCACTTGTTAGTGCAGTTTGTGGAGCAGGTTTTATGCAGCAATGGATGAAGAAATGAAACTACTATTTAAACCAAAAAGATTAACGTGCGAATTCATTGTACCCGACATTGAAAAGTCAGATGGGGTGCAAAAGGTTATAGGCTTCAGCAGAGGTTCTCATCACTACAATAGCATTAGGCTTGGTATAAGAAAGGAGAATGACTACTGCGTTCTATACTTTTATGCTTACATCAAAGGTAAACGCATCGTTCAGCGAATCAGTAGGTATTACATCGGTGAACTTGTTAAAGTTCGTTTGCACTGGGGTTATTATATCGAGTGCAAAGCTAACGATGGCTATGCTTTTAGAGTAGCACCAAAGTGTTCTTTTCCTATTGGGTATCAACTTTATTCCTATGCCGAGAAAGATGGTGTAGAGGGCATAGAAGTGCCTTTTGATATTGAGATAATGAATTTAAAAATTGATTAAGATGCCCACAAAACAAATAAGCGCAGTTGACTGGTTAGCGAATGAAATAGAAATTAATGAAAAGTTGCTAAAGTTAGCCAAAGAAATTGAAAAGCAAAACATTATCAATGGCTACCACGTAGGCTATTCAAGGGCTATAATGCCCAAGGATTACAATGCGCAGGAATATTATGAAGACAATTTTAATAAAGAAATATGAAAGAAACACTTGAAGAAGCTGCTGAAAAAGAAGCAGAAGGTAGATACCCAGTTTTAACACACTCAAATCCTAAAAATTCTCCTTATGTGGGAACTAAACAAACATTTAAGCATGGGGTAAGATTTGGTGCTAAATGGCAAAAAGAAAGAATGTATAGTGAGCAGATGGAAGACAATAAGGATGAATACAGATGGACTTACTCTGAAATATTTGATGCCTGCTTTCCTACATTAGGTAGAGGAGGTGATTGGGCTGCAATAGCAAAAAGACTTATAGAACAAAAAGAAAATAAATAATATGAAATCAGCAACAATAACCAGAATACCGCAAGACAAACAAACGCTGGGCAAGTGGATTAGTTACGAAAATGGCAATATAATATTTGCGTGTGACACTATTGAACTGCCTTACAAAAATAATGCGCCTCAAATCAGTTGCATACCAAAAGGAGTTTATGATGTTGTTTATAGGCAATCTGCTAAATACCCAAGACACTACCATATTTTAGATGTTCCAAATCGTGACTTTATTTTAGTGCATCAGGCGAACTTTGTCGGCAGTCCGAACCCAAGGACACGCAAACCAGACTTGCTTGGTTGTATTGGGGTAGGAAATGGCTATGGGGATATCAATGGAGATGGGATAGTTGAACTGTTGAGGTCAACACCTACGCTGAAGAAACTTATTGAAGTTATGGGTAAAGAACCATTTAAACTTACAATCGTATGACACGAGGAACACGCTACACTAATGGCAAAGAGGTTATAACCTTTGTCAAAATAGATTTCATTGCAATAGGTGGTCGCAAGATTGACCACGTTTATTTTAGGCGCAAGGATAAAAATGATTTGATTATGCCCTTGCTTGAGTGGAATTTAAAGGGTAAATTTGAATGGTTAATAACGAACTAAAAATATGAATCTAAAACAAAAGTACAGAAGCCCCGACAACCGACAGTTAAAGAAGATTGCAGACTACCTAATCTATGTGTTGCTACCTTTCATACAGACATCGTTAGCACTTGCAGAAACGCAAGGATTAATCACTCTAAAACAAGCGTTTTGGGGCGGTTTGGCTGCGACATTCTTGCTTGTTAATACTAAATTCTTAACTAAATTTACAACCGAAACACCAACCAGAACTCCTACACTTGATGGGGATGGTTGCTAAATATGGAAACAATATGGACGAAAGAGATTACAAGGCTATGAATGCCTCCGAAAAAAATATGAAACCACACAAACAAATAATATCATTCGCAATCTTATGCCTACTATTAGTAATCGGTTTAAGCAAGTGCGCCAAAGAGCAACCGAAAGTAATCCCATTCGACTACAAGACCGAAGCCGAAATGATGAAAAAACAATTCGGGATTGAGCAGGCTATATTACTCAATCAGTTGGAAGCAGCAAACCGAAGATTGCAAACTGCTAATAACGCAAAAGATTCAATTAGAAAGCGTGAAATATCGTTAACCAACACTAACATAGCATTGATGAAGAAACTGCGTGATAGGTTGCCAAAAGAGTGTGATACGGTCTTTGTGTTGTGTGATGAGATAATCAATGTTAAGGATTCAAGTTATGCTGCCTTGTTTACTGCCTATCAAAGTTGTGTTGATGTTTCAACAATTAAGGATAGTTTAATTGTTGCCTACAAGGCGGAAAACGTAACCGATAGCACTCTACTTGCAGTAAGTAAAGCCGAAACGAAACAACAACGCAAAGGTAAAGTCGCAGCGTGGTGTGTTGGTGGTGCTATGTTTATTCTTTGGCTTGTTGTTGGTTTGAAATAAATTAGTATCTTTGCCCTCGTTCAATGTTAGTTAAGTTATAAGGTCGAAGCCCTTGCAGAAATGTGAGGGCTTTGTTATTTCTGGTCATCTATAATCCCCAGTATAACTAAAAGCGCAACAATCCCTCCCTTGAATGTACTTGCAATACTCCTGCATATTTGCCTATATTGGTAGAGCATACCAAAGACGAACACTAATAGAATAAAAAAAGCTACTACAAATGGTTTAATTGCTGCTATTTCCTGATTGCTCATCTTCTAATTTTTTTAATTCTATCTTATTTTTTTTGTATGCCAAGTGTCCGTTTCTTATACCAAAAAAAATTACAACAATAGAACCTATTTTAATTAGTGCAGCTGCCCATATATCAATTTTTGCTATGTTTAAATATGTCTCTACTATTAGAATAGTAAAACCTAAAGTAACATTTAAAATGTTTCCAATTACAGTTCCTCCAAGAATTTCTGCTATACTTTTGTGTGCGCTTTGAATATCGTGATGTATCATAAAATTAAATTTCGTTATATTGTTTTGGAACAAAAAGTATCAAAGGCAATTCTTTTAGCCACATAAATTCTTCGTTTGTGCATTGTTCAATTTCCCCAACAGATATTATCCAATTATCGTAAAAATCTTGAATAGGATTGTAATATGAATAGGGCGCATACAACTGCCCTACTAACTCATCTTTTTGCAATTCCGTAAGCAAGCCTACATAGGTTAGCTTTTCTTCTTCTGTTAGTTGTGATAGTTTCATACTTGGCGAGATAAACTTGTTTGCATTGCTTGTATTAATGTATACAATGTACTGATTTCTCCACTTGTTAAACTTGTACCTATGGTTACCATTGCACACTCTTTATCATCGTAAACAATTGGACCTCCAACACCATTTCCTGAAATTAAAATAGGTAAATTTGGGTATGCCGTTTGATTAGGCGATGCTAAATTACTTGCTAATGATGTTCCATTTTTGCTGATTGTTAAACCGCCAATAGCATTTGATGCCTTGTTTCCAATAAACCAACCTCTACTATCTGTGCTTGCTCCTACTGGATACATAGTTGGTAATGATGTGCTTGTATTTGAATAAATAGCATTTCCAGCTCCATTTGCTTTTAGGTATAATATTAAAGTTAATGGGCTTTGAAACAAACCTATAGACGGCTTTGCAGCAACTGCGGCATTTGTTCTTGAATAGAAACTTATATGGTTGCTATTTACTGTTAAATTACTGGCACCTATTCCTGTACTTGCATTTGCATTCACTCCATTAGGTAACGCACCTGTTGCTGAATGTGTCCAAAAACCGTTAAATGTTAGATTAAATAACGAAGTATTTATAAAGTTTCTTGCGTGTCTTGCTGCATCACCACCAACCATAGGATAGATAGCGGTAAATTTAGGTTTCAAACTATTCGCATCCAATCCTGCCTCAAATGTATTTAATGCATTTAAAATAGTTGTACTCGTTTCTCCTGTTGCTGCTATCCACGCAGTAGTTAGAGGGAGGTAGGCAGCAGTTTTTTTGCCCATTATTCCGATTATACTTGCAGGTAGTCCCATCTTAACAAGTTCCTACGCACCTCCACTTGCTTGTTACTGTGTTATAAATAAATGCAACATCCAATCTTGCAGTTGTTACTGTTGTTGTTGGAAGTGCTATTGTTGATGCTTCAAAACTTGTACCCCAAAAAATTGCTCTTGCTGCTGTTCCTGTAATTGCTATCCACAATGTTTGACCCTCTGTTGGTACTCCAGTTAAATTAGTTGACATATTAGTTATATCTACTGTTTGCCCTGTGATTGAAAAAAAGTCTACATTATCAGTATTTATCGTTGGCGTTGCCGAACTTGCAACTGTTCCGCTTCTTGCAGTTATGCGCTTGTTGGTTAACGTGTTTGTATCTGTTGTGCCAACTACTTGACTGCCTACATTCTTAACCCTTGATAATTCCGTTAAACTTGGATAAGTTGCAACTGGTAACGATGCTATGACTTGACCGCCTGTAAAGTAGGCTATTTCGTTTGCAGTTCCAACACCAGTTATTGCATCAACAGGAGTGCCATCAAGATTGATAACCCAAGAACTAAAAGTGCCTGTACCTGTATGCGAATTTATATCAACTGTCAATGTCGTTCCGCTATAACTTACCACAGTTCCATGCATATGTTTGCTTGGACTATTAACAATCAACACCTCTTGTAATGGAATGTAAGCCAAGTCAGCATTAACTATGAATACTTTTCCGTTGTTATTATCAATATCATTGGTTGAAATAGATGAGGTTGAATATCTATCGGATAATGAATTGATAATAGGCGCGGTTGATGTGCCTGTTACCGATATGTTTGTGCCTGCGGTTACTGTTGGAATATCACTCAACATTGCAAAGGTTTCTGTACCTGCTGGTTTGTCGGGTATTTCAAAGTCAACAGTATTGGTCATAGTTGTGGCTCTTATGTTGCCTTCCCCTCCGCTCCCAGTTTTTACAGTTACACCTCCTGCAAATATAGTTACCACATTATTAGCAAAATCATCCACCAATATATTATTCGTAGTTGAATTTCCTACATCCGTTACTTGTTGGAGGTTAGGTATGCCGCCGATTGCCCACATTGCATCACCACCTACTGTTCCTGCATCAGTACAAACATAAACAGTCCCATCATCTAATGTCCATAATGAGCCAGTCATATAACCTAATGTAAAATCATCGGTTGCCGTTGGTGCTACATTAAAGTTATACAAAGATTGTCTAATTGTATTTCCCGAACTGCCCATAATATATCTGCGACCTGCCTCCCATTTACTTTCAAATCCTACTCCACATATTTCAGCAATACCTTTGTTGCCTCCCAATCCTGCATCAATTGTTCCCTCTCTTAACCTTGATGTATTGTCAAACTCAAGCCCATAAATTGCATCAAATACAATATCGTTTGCTCCCGAAGTGTTGCCTAATATTAATGTTTGTGCTAATGTTTGTGAACCTCCTCCGCCAATAGCTGAGAATGGGTCTGCTTGTGTTCCATCTCCCGATATTGTTAAGGGGTCAACGAATATTTCTATTACAGGTAAACTTGGATTGGTGTTATCTACGTAAAGCCCAAGCACTCGCTCTACGCAACCAGAGGGGACATTTGAGCCACCTCCCGAACTTGCATTTCGGCTATATGTTCTGCTTACATCGCAATCTACATCTCTGTTTTGCTCGTTAACATTTTGTATTATGTCCCAAATAATGTCGTCTGTAAGACAAGTTTCGTGGTCGTAGTTTGCTGCTGCCCTTGTTAAAAGTTGAATCCAAGACTCTATTTCAATAGCCTTGTCATCGTCCTCCTTTGATGGCTTGCAACCATTGGACAACTCTATTGCTCTCGCCCTTGCATTATACAAGGCAACATCCTCTGCCCTTGCTATTGCATTTATTATATCGTTATATGCTACAACCATCTCTTTATAAGTTCTTTTATTTTACAAAACAGCCTTGCAATTCAGCTACAGCCACATCCACAAGTTGAACACTCTCTGTTGCCCTCTGAAATTAA